CGCCCCTTCCGGGGCGCACTGTGCTTGTACAGCACTGTTGAGCTCAGGTCCAAACTACAATTCTCCCGTAGTGTGGGTGAGCCCTGGGTATCGACAACCGGCGAGAGCCAAGGTGTTGTTGTATTACGTTATCTCGATTAAGAGATAGCGTTAATGCAACATTCTTTCCTTGCTGCCAGTGCGAGTCTGGCCTCTCGTCATGCTGTTCTTGTCCATTACAACAGAGAAAGGATTGATCCTCATGGGAAGATTGCGACGCGATTCTTCTATCGCGGTGCGGTCCGATTGGTCGGGTTCTACCGACGCATTCGGACAGTCTCCCAAGAGTGGTGTCGCGACACTGACAAATTCATCCGTCTGTGACGACCAAGTCCACCCTGGCTGGAGAAATTCCAGCGATGGTGGCGGTACGTTCGACGTGACGAAAACTGTCTATGACGTTGCACCAGCCTACGTGAACATCCCTAAACAAGGGGCGAACCGTTGGGCGATTGGGCATATCTGGCCGTCACAGCTTTTGAACGCCGTGACAACAGATCTCTACAGCAGTCGTTCCGAACTTCAGCTTATAGCTGACGGAGCTACTGCTATTAGTAGAGTTTTGCCTACCAATCCTGCCTTCAACCTTGGGACCGCCATCGGCGAACTCAGGGGTGAAGGACTGCCTTCAACAATTGGTGGTAAAACCGTCCAGTCCCACTTCATGCGGGATTTGAACTATCACAAGGAACGTGTTCAATACCTGAGAAATTCAGGACATGAATACCTCAATGTGGAGTTCGGATGGAAACCACTCGTTGCGGATCTTCAGAACTTCTGTAAAGCTGTCAAGAAGTCAAAACAGATTCTTGATAGCTATCAGAAGGGTTCTGATAAAAAGATCCGACGAAGGTGCACTCTGTTAAGCGAGAGCAGTGGTCGGTTGCAAACAACCGGCGTTGGTGGAGTTGGACAGATGTATTTCACACCTGGCCTAGACTTCATCAACACAACTGCTCCTGGCTCACTCTCTACATCTGGATCACATAGACTGTGGTTCAGCGGTGCCTTTCGGTACCATGTTCCTGTCAGCGACGACGTCGTTGGCAAGTTCGCAGAGTGGGAATCCAAAGCAAATCACTTGCTTGGAGTCCGGCCCACACCAGAAATGGTGTGGAACCTGAGCCCGTGGACATGGGCTGTCGATTGGTTTTCCAACACCGGAGACGTCATGCGTAATATCTCCGCGTTGGGCCACGATGGCTTGGTGTTGCAGTACGGATATGTCATGGATGAGTTTATCCAGACAGATGTGTTTCAGAGTACTATGACGTACCCTAATACATCGAAGAAATATCCATGCGCGATGACTCGGACTAAGAAGCGTCTGAAGCGTCGCGTTGCAACACCGTTCGGCTTTGGCGTCGACATGACGAAGTTAACACCTCGTCAAGATGCTGTCGTCGTCGCTCTGGGTCTTGCCCAGAGCAAAAGGTGATTTCGGAGACTCAGAGGAATCACCGCAGTACCACACACGCAAAGAGTGTGTGTGGACACCTCCTGGACAAATCGTCCATGAACCGAAAGAGTAGTCCCGTGGCATTTTCTGACCCTCAGACCGTAACAATCAATGCGGTTGCACAGACCCTTCCGCGGATTTCCGTGGATCTCAATTCTTCTGTTTACCAGAAGGATGATGGGAATGTGAAGCTGACGGTGTCGCACCGTAATGGTAAGCGACGCTCGTCTTTGCTCCGCCTTGATTTCCAGAAGATTGCTGCTGATCCTCTGATCAGCAGCACGAACATCATCTACAGCATGTCTGTCACGATGACTGTGAATAAGCCCCTCACGGGGTTCACCGTCGTTGAGCAGAAGCAGGTTGTGGATGCGTTCGCCGCCTATCTGACGGCATCTTCGGGCGCCAACGTCACCAAGCTTCTCGGTGGCGAGAACTAATATTCGCAAGTCATGGTGGTGGTTGGCGGCGTTAGCCGTCAACCTCACCATTGGCTTGCTCATTAGTTCTGTCTTCTATTTTCATCTCAAGCCTCCAGTAGTCGACTGTCTTTTCACAAAGACAGGCGATCTATATTGTGAGGATTTTGAGAGCTGAAGACTGGTAATCGGTCTGATCAGGCAACACGGGTCCGGTTCCTATCACCCCAAGAAAGAGGGATAGGTTGAAAGACCTCATGTTACTCTGGTCGGTGCTCCTCAAGGAATTTGGGGAGCGGTGTTGTACAAGCACCAGCCATGACCTCAAAAAGGTCATGGTTCGATTCGAACACGAAGGGGTATCGTTCTTAACGATTACCCTTCCTGCCTTCTGTAAAGAGCTCGAAAAAGCTCTTGAGGATGGCAAGGTAAGTCCCGACCAGTTTACGGGTTTCCGTAAATCTGGCAGTCTCCCCCTGTTTCTAGGAGGTTTCTTGGACCGCGTGTTCGATCGTGGTACGGGTCGATTGCTCGAAAATCCTGACGTGGATTCCATCTTTGCCGTAAGACAACTCACGTTGTTTTACTCAAAGATCCTCCTTGACTGCTCTCCGAGCAGGCAACGAGGCGCCATTGTCAAGTTTCTCGAGTGTGAGAAGGATTTGAAAAGTGCTGATAGAAGTACCACTCCTGAGATGGTTTTGGACCTCTCAAGAGTGTCAGCACTCCTGTTTCGTGATGTATTCTCATTGATGGACAGTGATGTCTACAATGAGAACATCATGGGCAGGCACGGCCCAGGCGCGACTGCAGATCGACTTCGAGGAAACGAGAAGTATGATCTGACAGAATGGCCTGAGCGACTGGAGCGTGAATTTAGCTTTGGCTATCACGCTTCACCTAGTCCTCGTTATAATCAAGAGGACTACTCTCGTGTTTCAATCCTCGAACCCGGTGCAGAGAGACCTGTGAAGGTCACTCTGGTACCTAAGACGCTGAAGACGCCACGAGTCATAGCCATTGAGCCCACCGCTGTTCAGTATATGCAGCAGGGGATCATGGAAAAACTCGTTGATTACCTCGAGAGGGATGAAACTCTCTCTGGTATGATCGGCTTCTCTGAGCAAGGTCCCAACCAGACTCTTGCTAGAGAGGGGTCCCGTAAAGGACTCCTCGCCACACTCGATTTGAGTGAGGCCTCCGATCGTGTCTCCAATCAGCATGTACGGGTAATGCTTCAACGTTTTCCGTCCTTTTCTCGGGCGGTAGACGCTACGCGTTCCCGCAAGGCTGATGTTCCTGGTCATGGCGTAATCCGCCTGGCCAAGTTCGCATCGATGGGTTCAGCTCTCTGTTTTCCCTTTGAGGCGATGGTTTTCCTATCGCTGATTTTCATTGGGATCGAACGAGAGCTCAATCGTCCGTTGACTCGAAAGGACCTGAAGGTCCTTTCGAGCCAGGTGCGCGTGTACGGAGACGACTTAATTGTCCCCGTGCGCTTTGTACCATCCGTGATAGCTACGCTCGAATCATATGGATATCGAGTCAACGCTCACAAGTCTTTCTGGAATGGGAAATTCCGCGAGTCTTGTGGTAAGGATTACTATGACGGCCTTGACGTTTCTGTAGTCAAGTGTCGTCGAGTTCTCCCTACATCCCGGAATGACGTTCAGGAGACTATCTCGTTAGTATCTCTACGCAACCAGCTGTACTTCGCTGGTTTGTGGAGAACTGCGGGATATCTGGACAGGATTTTGGCCTCTGTTTTACGCCACTATCCTGTGTTGGATCCAGATTTGACGGCAACCTCCTTTACAGGGAAAGTTGAACCGTCAAAGTCTTCTCTGCTTGGGCGTCAGTCCATAATGTCCTTTGATCGGGACATTATCTGGGCTGATTCCGACCTGCAGATCCCCCTGGTTAGGGGATATGTGGTCAGTGCCAAGGCTCCGAAATCAGAGATTTCGGGTACTGGTGCTCTGCTTAAGGGATTCCTTAAACGCGGCGAACAGCCATTCGCTGACAGGGATCACCTGGAACGTCAAGGACGTCCTCAAGCCGTCAACATCAAGCTGAGGTGGAAAGCCCCCTTCTAGGGGGTCCGTGGTAGTACAAGCGGGAGTCGATGATCAAATCGATAGCCCTTAACCTTGTACTATCTGCGGGGGACTCTGTGCCCTTCTTGCCTGAAAAGGCACGGGGGATGCATTGGCTGTGCA